ATCCTTACCGCCATCAGCTCCCGCTGGGAGATCAGGTAGAGTTTCACTCCAGCGTCATCTCCTCACGTCGGCAACCTCCCCAAAGGGAAACTTGCGAACGAACGCCCCCGCTCACAAGCCCAGTCCTTCAGGACGGGGTAGTTGACTTTCCTGTGCGTTCTTCAAAAGCGCTGCTCCCAACACCCCGTACCCCGCGATGTCCATGAGGGTGTCTTCCAGGCCCTCAAAGTTCGGCGTGTGGTTCTCCTGCACCATGTGCTTCAGCCTGGCATACTTATCCCCAAGGCGCACCGCGATGCCGAGCACGCCCCACTCGCCGAGGGTGCGCTCCGCCGGGCCGTAGTCCTGGCGCTTGCGCTCCAGCAGGTCGGCCAGGACTGTGCAGATTTCGTCGGCGTAGCTGGCGGCGTTGCGCTTAATGTGGTCGGCGAGGGACTGGCAGAGATCACGGGCGTTCACCTACGGCGCCCCCTTCGCTGTTATATGAGTGGGCTTGCCCCGCCGCCGAGCCGCTATGGGGATTCCCCGCTGCTAGCAACCTATATGCACTTCGATCAGGCGCATCTTGTTGTTCCCCCTCGGTGAGATAGCTATTTAACGTTGTGAGCCACGCATCGATTTCCTCAAAGTTGCGGTTAAGTTTGGAGAGCATTTGCTCCGAGAACTGACGTAGCGCCTGACCACCTCCCGCAAGCCTTCTCATCAGCGTCTCAGACGCCAGCGCCGACAGCATTACCGTCCCGTCATCCATCAGAATGGCGCTTCGGGTGCGGCGGCCAAAAGTGGCGTCCGCCAGCCTTCCGGCATCCCTAGCCGCGTGAATGAACCTGCGGACCGGCGCGCTCTCCTGATCGGCGTTCAGCACTGCGACCACGCGGCGCGCAGGCACGTAATTCTTGAAGCCGACGTCAACCACCATGAGACGCAACCTCCTTTGAACATTTTGGTCCTCGGAATCGCTCTCTGTCACAATGATGACCGCGCCAATGGCCACCAGCAACGCACCGATAATCCGCTTAATCAGTACGCTTCTCCCTCGCCTTCACCACCACACCCCACCAGCCAGGATGGTATGCGTGGTCAATCAGCTCGACCCCCACTTCGTACCGCGCGCAGTCGTAGGCGCCGAGCACACGCGCTACGTGCTCCTCAGCCTGGTCGCGGGAAGGAAACCACTTAACATCCAGGTGCTCCATCCGCCGTCACCTCCTTCTTGTGGTTCAGGCACACGTCCGCCACGACTTCCAGAAGCTCGTCGAACGCCCTCTTCGCGCCGTCGAGGAAGAACGTGTGCTCCTTGCCGCCCACCGTGGTCACGGTCAGTGTATCCCGCAGGTGGTTGACCTCGACGCTGACGACGTGGGCGGCGTTGAAGGCCACTATGCCCCCGCCGAAGGGCCTTGGCAGTACGAACCAGACGCGCACGGCCTCACCTCCTCGTTGTCTGTAGTCGTGGCCTCCGCCAGTGCGGCCACCTTGAACTTGTAGGCCAGCAACTCGGTTTCGTAGGCCGCCGCAACCAGGCCGTCGGCGTCGTACTCCCCGCGGGCCAGGCAATCACGCACCAAAACCACCCAGTCGGCCAGCTTTTCGAGCGCGCTACACACTCTAGGCGATACCGGTGCCATACCAATACACCTGACTTTAGCCGGAGCTGTCAAGCAGTTCTTCCCACTGGCACAAAAACTTGTACGCCACCGAGGCCAACACGACCCACATGGCCAGCACGACCTCCCCGTACAGCACCTCGCCGATGGCATCCTCTATCCTCTTGGCGATTTCCATAACGCCGTCCACGGACAAGTGCTCGCGCAGCACCAACTCCAACGCTACCTGCCTATGCATGTCGATCAGCGGCACGTATTCTTCCACTCTGGCGATGAACTCCTCCGCGGTCACCTTCACATTGTCCGACACGCTACGCTCCTCCGCTGCGTTTGTCATTTTACGTGCCTCCCTCATAACGCGATTTCCTCAAGCGAGCCCCACCTGATCCCGACCTTGGCCTCGGCAATGAACGGCACGGTGGTGTCCGGCGCGCTGGACACCATTTCCTCCGCGACCATGCGTGCAATGGTCAGCTGGTCGCTTGTAGTTTCCAGCAAAATGGAATCGTGGACCGTCAGCAACAGCCTGGTCGACGGATCATCCCACAGCCTCTTTCCGAGGCGAATGACCGCACCGAGAGTTATATCGCTACTGACCGACTGAACCGGAAAGTTCACGGCCTCACGCATCACGTCGGCCTCGTTGTCCTTCGTGACGTAGCCAAACCTTCTCACCCTCCCAAACGGTGTCCTGAGCTTACCGGTGCGTCTCACCTCTTCCTTGGTGTCCTCTATCCACTGGTAAGCCCTCGGGAAGGCCGCAAAGAACATTCTGATCAGCTCCTCGGCGCGCTCCACGGAAACACCGAGCTCCTTGGCGAGCGACGGCGCGCTCATCTGATAGATGATGCCGAAGTTGAGGTGCTTCGCGGCCTGGCGCAGCTCCTTAGTAACTTCCTCTGGCCGCACTCCGAACATCAGCGCCGCGTTGGCCGTGTGAATGTCCACGCCGGAAGAAATAGCACGGATCAAGTTTTCGTCCTGTGAGAGCCATGCCAGCACACGGATCTCACTCTGGGCCATATCGCATTCCACCATCGTCCACCCCGGCGTGGCAACGAACATATCGCGCGCCTCCTTACTGCGCCCAATGTTCTGGAGGTTGGGACGCGAGCTGGACAGCCTCCCGGTAACGGTGCCACCGATGTTGAACGTGGTATGCACCCTGCCCCCGGCGTCGGCCCACTTGAGCATAGCGCGCACGTAGGTAGTGAGGAACTTATGCCGCTTGCGATAGGCCAGCACCATTCCCGGCAAGGAATGCAGCGGCGCCAGAAACTCCAGGTGCTCCTCATCGGTGGACGCATTGCCGAGATCCACGGGTATAGGCAGCGCCAGCTCGTCGTACAGCAGCCGCTTTAGCTGGGCGTGCGACCTGGGATTGAATACCTTGCCGGCGACGCGGTGCATTTCTTCTTCCAGGCACACCAACTCGTGGGAAATATCGGCGGATAGCCTACGGAGATAGTCCAGGTCCACCATGACCCCCACGGCGGTCATCTTCGCCAGCACATCGCTGGCCGGGTACAGAAGGGTGCGGAGGACGCGCCTGCCGTCATCATCGACCTTTTCGCTGAGAATGCGGTGGAGTATCAGCGTGTAGGCCGCGTCCAGAGCGTTGTAGCGGTAAAGTTCGTTTCTCGGTGCGTCCTCCATGTGACCCATGTACTTGTCCATCGGCTTTTTGTGGTCGGGCACGTTGAGGTGCTCGCGGATCGCGTCGGCCAGGGAGTGCTTTCCTTTCCGCTCATCTAGGCAGTAGCACAGAAGCATAGTGTCCCCGCCGGTGCGGGCAGAAGGCATTCCGTTGCGCCACAGCACCTGAAGGTCGAACTGGGCGTTGTGGAAGACCAGCGGCCTGGAGGCGAACAGCTGGTCGAGCAGGGTTGCGCAAGACATGGCCGCGTCGCCGGTGATCACCGCGGCCCTACCCTCCTCCCACGAAAGCCCTACACACAGCAGGCTGCCATCGCTGGCCGTCTCCACGTCCACGGCCACCGGCCCTTGAGACTCCAGCGCCTTGGCCACCGTACGCTCCACTCCGGCCGCGTCGCATACCACCTCGTGCACCACGTCCGGTGCCGGCTTAACCACCACGGTGCCACCGCCCTCCAGCAGGGCCACGGCAAGCCGTATATCGGAAACCAGGTCGTGGTAGGCGGCTGGAGAACGCAGCACCATCGCAGGGTGGTAGGATGGCACTACCAGGCACCCGAGGCCGTCGTGCCGGTACGCGGCGCCCCTGGCGCGGGACACATTGCCCCGACCAAGCAGTGCGCGCAACGCGGCATTCCCCAGGGCCAGCACCACGTTCGGCGCAACGAGCTCCAGTTCGGTCAGCAGGCGGTCGCGGCACAACGCGATCTCCCGCGCCTTCGGCGACGGGCCGCAGCAGCACGTAGCGTTGGTAACATAGCATTCCCTGCGGTCTAGGCCGGCGTCGGCCATGGCGCGGTCCAAGACCTTACCGGATGGACCGACGAACGGTTTGCCGCGCCTGGCTTCGGTGGCCGCTGGGGCCTCGCCCACGACGGCTATGCGGGCATTACGCGGACCGTCAGCTGGCACATATGGGTTTGCCGCGCGCGGGCACCTCATACAGTTCTTCCCTGCCGGGGTCATATTCATTCCGGTCGCCAGCGCTACCATCGCTCGCAATGGCCTCCATTTCCAATCGCAATCCACGGATGCGGTAGAACCTTTCGTGCTTCCCGGTCCTGCGGTTGATAACCGCGTACAGAGGCTCTATGCCATGCGCCACAACATCCGCCAGGACGTGTACGGGCAGCACGGCTACCACTTCATCGCACCTGTGCGCCCTCATTAGACTTTCCACGTCGCGGCCCCCGGCCACGGTGTACGGCCTGATGACCAGCTCCACCTTGCCGAAGGCCGCCTTCAACTCTTTCCTCTGCGCGTCCTGCGGCATGTGCCGCGAGAGCCAGAGTATCCTCTTCACCTTCACCACAAACACCCCCAACATCTTCGGCCTCAACCAGATGCGAGAACTCCAGCGGGTGCCGCCGCAGCAGGTAGTAGACGGCGTGCCGCAGGGCATCCCTGGCATGGGGCAGGCCCACGGTAGCCCTCCACCCTCCTATCCGCTCCAGAAGCCAGTCCGGCACGATCGCCTTCGCGCCTGGAAGCTGCTCTACGACTTCGGCGCCCAACCGCTCTGCGGCTGCGACCACCGCCCCGTAGACCTCCGCCGCGTAGGCCCTCTCTCCGCCCATCCGCAGCGCCCGGAATGGCGCTATGCGGTATGACTCCACGACCACAACCGCTGGGCCGGTAGCGGCCATCTCCAGCTCCACGCCGCAGCTGCCGCGGCATTGTCCCACGCGTAGCAAGACATGCGGCGCCTCTATCAGGCACCAGCCGGTGATCTTGCCAGGATCAACGGCCAGCAATTTATACATCGCCCGACCTCCGGTACGATAGCATGGTGGAAAAGGGCGCGGAGGGAGTTTCCTCCGCGCCCACCGCGTTAAAAGCTGATGGCCTTCTTCGCAGCCTTCTCCAGGGGCAGCACCTCCGCCACCTCATCGCGTTCCTCGCCAGCATAAGAACTCTTGCGGACACGAATGCGGCAGCGGCGGCCGTGCAGGGCACGCGTGTCGAAGTCGAAATCGCCTTCGCTAGCGGGCAGCAAGCCAAAGACGGAGAGCATAGAGTTGAACTTCCACCTGGCCTCTCTGTTGAGATAAAACCTCTGCGTGATTCCGCGGCCCTCGTACTCCTGGTGGTTCTGAATCACGAAACGCACCGTCACATAAGGCTTTCCGCTGTCCGACTCTCCGTACTCGGAGCGCTCGGTATCCACAACTGCCTCGTAGACGCCGGGTTTTATCGGCGTCCTCTCCTTCACGTCGTCCTTGCTCCAGCTCAGCCTCAATACCGGCATTTAGTGATCCCTCCTCAAGAACTTTGATTTTGGTCCTGTTCGCCGTTCGCGCCGACCGCGTCCAGGGCCGCGAGCGCGTTGAAGATTTGCGTCATATCCGGGTTTACAATCACCGACGGCAGAATACCGCCCGCATTCTTGGCCATGTAGAGGCCGTTCGTGGGGTCAAGGTGCAGCTTCCTGACCGGCTCACCTCCTTCCATTGCGACCACCAGGCGGCCGCACAGGTTGAAGTACCCCGGTAGCGTGAGAGTGACGCTTCTCGGCTGGACGTAGGGCACGAACTTACGCATTTCATCCATGAAGTATTCCTGGCACAGAATGACGACGTTCATTGGCAGGCCGCATACTTCCAGGAGGATGGGCGTCAGTCTGTTGGCTACCTGGCCCCACAACCTTCTGGTGTCAACCTTTTTGTCGCTTTCATCCTCCGGGTCGCCGCCGAACACCGATACGGCCACGCGCCTGAATATATGCGTAAAGCTGTCCAGTACCGCAGTTTCCCACCCGTGCTTCTGCGATCTGAGGTACTCGCACGCGGCCTCCAGATCGGCGCCGGTATTGATGTCCCACACATCAACGTCTTTGCCGGTAGCGCGGTAATATGCCTTGAACGTGGCCTCCGCCACCGAGTGCTCGGTCAGCAAGAAGATCGGCTTCGGCGCAGTGCAGGCCAGCCAGGTCTTACCGGCGCCGGGCTCGCCATAAACGCATACCTTCTTGTTCAGCGGCCTCGACGACCCTTTTCTCACTTTGGGCACAAGCCCGGCCTGAGGCGTCAAAACGCTCACAATACTCATCTTTTCGGCCTCCTCCTAGCTTTTGTTCTTCCAGCGCAGGCCATGGGGAACATGGCAAGACACACGCTCCGGCCCGCGCCAACATAAACTATGACCCTGCCGGGCACTACATCGCGTCCGGCGTACTTCACGAGCAACGCCCGGACGACCCGCTCCATAACGCTCCTCACGTACGGGCTACCGGAGTCGCGATGCGCCTCCAGCGCACCCCATATGCACTCCAAATCGCCCAGAGAAGGGGTCACGCGCAGGAGCATCCATCAATCATCCCCGCCGCACAGGACCCGCGCGATCGGCGCCACCTCGTACATCGCCTCGCGGATGTACTCCGTATCTATACCGTCGATTTCTCCATCGCACAACGCCCCGTACGGGCACCTCCACGTGCAGTGAAAGCCATCGGTGATGTCGTACACGCCCTCGGCCATCAGCCGCCGGCAGGCATTGTAAAGGTTCCTCGCAAAGAACCTCAGCGCGTGCTCGGTATACAAAAGCTCCACACGCTTCACGACCGAGGTCTTTGCGGTGTCCGGGTCCACCTTGCGGATAAGGTTGTAGATTACGCCGTGTACCGGCCGGTCAAATAACTGGCTAGCGGCCACCGCGTAGTAGCCCGTCTGCTCCCTGCGGCGCAGCTCGGCCTCGGATGGAAAATTACGGCACGTCTTGTGCTCCATAAGCCACAACCTTCCGTAGCCGTCCCGGACCACGCCATCAAAGGCCCCCACGTGAAGCACTCCCTCCAGCTCCCCGCCGGTGTCCGGGTCGCGCACCGGAACCGCGAACTGCCTCTCAATTACCGGGGCGCCGTCCGCGTAAACGACCTCGAAGAAGTCGCTGCGCTCCGCGAACTTTACATAGGCGGCCACGAGCTTGCGCCCCAGCGCGGCGTCGGCGGCCAGCCCCTGCGCGTGCTCGGCACCGATCTCGGCAAACTGAGTCACAAGCCACCCGTCATAGGCCCGCAGCGGGTCCTCATGCCGGTAATAAGCAGCAATACCTACGTGCACGCCGGTGCCAACGAAGAGTTTGGGGTCACGCGCCTTCGGCACCAGGTGCTCTACGTAACGGTAGTAGTACATTCTGGGGCAGCATTTGAAGTCCGAAATTTGAGAGGCATGGATTTCAATCATCAACATGCACCTCACCAGCGGTTTCCTAAAAGGCGCGATCTATAAGCTCCAGCAGCCGCAACACCGAGTACCGAAACGGCAGGTTGACGTATTTATCGGCCTCAACGAAGCGCCTCACCGAAGCTGCGGCGTCGCGGATGGCCTCGGCCTCATCGTGCGGCACACAATACATCGGCTCCGCAAGGTTCGCCAGGGCCTCGGCGCACAAGCTGGAATCCTCCATGTACGGACAACCCATAGCAGAAGCACCTCCTTTAAATTTGCTATCAACTCCTACCAAACGACGCACCAACCTGCCCGAAACGAGTGGACCCCGCTGCATCTAGCTAGCACGCAGGCGTAGCTCTTAGCTTACCTTCCTCCCGTCGAAATGGCCTCCAGCTCGCCGCGCAAGGCCTCCTCCAGCACGGCGGCGTGGGACGCCTTTTCCTCCAGCTTGCGGCGAACGAAGTCCTCCACCGTGCCGGGCGCAATCAGGCTTGCCACGTGGACCGGCCCGGTCTGCCCCCGGCGGTATGCCCTGCCGACCGCCTGCTCGTTGGCCGCCGGCGTCCACTCGCGGTCGGCGAAAATCACGGTGCTGGCCGCCTGCAAATTGAGGCCCACGCCCATCGCCTTGATGGTGCCGACCAGCACCCGGCAGGCCCGGTCGCCATTGAACCGCTCGACCGCATGGACGCGCTCCGCCTCTGACGCGTCGCCCGTTATGACCGCCGGCTCCCAGCCGGCATCGGAAAACCGCGCGGCCAGCAGCTTGACGTACTCCGCGAACGCCGAGAACACCAGCGCCTTCCCGGTGGGCAGGACGTCCTCCAGGAGGTCCATCACGGCTTCGGTCTTCGAGGATTCGTCCGGCCCGCCGATCAAGGCAGGCGAGCAACACACCTGCCGGAGCCTGGTGATGAGCGCCACGACGGAGGGCGTCACCACGAGCCTGCCAGGCGCGACCACCGCCAGGAAATCCTGCCGGAGGTCGCGGTAGATGCGGCCCTGCACCGGGCAGAGCGGCACATAAACCTCCTCATAGCTCAGCGGCGGAAGGCCGAGAAGCTCCTTGGTGCGGCGCAGCACGACCGGGGATATCTCTTCCAGGAACGCGCGCTCGTCCTTCACACCCAGAAGCTGAACGCCCCAACCGTTGTGGCTGGTGACGATGTGGCGGTCGACGAAGGCCCAAAAGCTGGAGTACCCCTTCGGGTCAACGGCGTTCAGGAGAGGCCACAGGTCCCAAGGCCCGTTGACAATCGGCGTGCCGGTCAAGAGCCACACGCGCGGTATGCGGCGCGCCAGCATTCTGACAGCCTTCGACCTCTTGGACTTGCGGTTGCGAATGGCAGCGGCCTCGTCCACGACGAGCGTATCATATCGGACGCCCGTGTAGCGCTGAGGCCGGAGGACCACCTGCTCGTAGTTGGTCACGTCCCACCTGGTGCGCGCGTCCTGGCCCCACGCCGCGATTTCGCGCCGCCAGTTAAAGATGAGGGACTTCTTGGTGACGACCAGAACATCACGCGCCCCTACCAGCAGCGCGGCGCGGATGGCCATTGCCGTCTTTCCCAACCCCATCTCGTCCGCCAGGATGCAGCGCCCGCGTTCCGCGAGGAACCGCGCGCCTTCCTCCTGATACGGGCTTAATGCGAGCATCAACATCATCTCCTAAGTTGACACATGCACCAATAAGGTGCTACAATGGGGACGTTACTCGGCGCGCGGTGCATACCGCTGTGGTAAGTCGGTCGAAGGGGGGAACAGCTCCTCCACCGGAACGTTGAAGATTCGCGCGATGCGGGTGGCCAGTTCAAGGGACGGCGTGCGGCCACCGGTTTCTATTTGCCGCCAGTGGCTGTAGGAGACGCCGACCCGACGCGCCATTTGTTCCTGCGACTCGCCGAGCCTGCGGCGCAACTCAATGAGCTTGATCCGGCGCGTTTTGTGTCTCGGACGTTTGGCCGTCGGCACTCCGATCACCCCTACGTCAAGTATAACACACAGTGTATCAGCACGTCAAGTATCGCAACGGGAGGCGATGCGCATGAAGAGCAGCAAAGACAGAAGGCCGCCGAATTTCGGCAGAATGCCGGGAGAAACACTCAAGGAATACCGGAACCGCTGCACCATGCAGACTTTCGGCGCGAGGCTGTCGGAATTAATTGGCAAACTTGCCGACACGCCGATGACCGACCTAGCGCGAAGCGTCGGCTCCGCGGACAGCACGCTGCGGGCGTGGGTGAACGGGACGCGTTTTCCCGAAAACTGCTTCCTGCGCAGGTTGTGCTACATTACCGGGGCCACGCCGGGGTACTTCATCACCGGCAACCCTGATGAGCTGCGGCACGCCGAGGCCTTGCTGGAAGAGGCCCGCCGCGAACTCGGCAACCTTACGGCCCGGTACGGCGCAGCCGGCGCCGGCTCCGGCAATCCAGAGCTTCTTGCGCGCCTGAACACCCTGCTGGAGGAAATACAAATCCTCGAACTCGACGTGAGCATGATCCGGAAGGAACTCGCGCAGCAGGACACCGAAGCCCTGCTGCGCAGAATGAGGCTCGCCGGGGTTCCCGAGGAAGTGATAGCCAGCGCGCTACAGGAGATGCTGGACGCGTGGCCCAAACAGAAAACTAAAAGCCTTGCGTCGCACAATGCACCATAGCCCGACTACGCAATCCCTTCACGCTTGAGGCGCTCCAGCTCGTCGCGCGCTATGCGAATGCTCTTGCCCAAGCGCACGACCTTTATCTTGCCAGTGCGTATATACTCATATACCGTCGTGCGGCCGAGGCTGAGCGCCTTCATAACATCGCGCACGCGATACAGCTCAACGTCCATGAGGTCACCTCCTTTCACCAAATTTGCGCGGCGCCGGAAGCCCCCGCCTTTAGGCGTGTGGTCTATGACGGTTCGGCACTCCGTTGAGGCGGGAGCGGCACTCCGTTGAGGCGGGAGCGGCACTCCGTTGAGGCGGGCACGACCGGCCGGGCGGCGCTGCGCGAAGGAGGCGGTCCGCAAAAGTAGTGAGGAAAAGGCGGCAGCTAAGGCCGCCGCCGCCTCCGCCACTCGGGAACGATCACACCATCCAGTTCGGCCCTCAGGAGCGAGTGGGGCACCCCGCCGCACTGCGGGCACCTATCCTTGACGCTCTCTAGCCCGAACACCAGGCGGCACGTCGGGCAGTACCCCCGCCGGTCACCACGGCCCGCCGCCCCGCGCCGCAAACCATCACCCACTACCATTCCACCTCCAGGTAGAGGTCGCCTGGATCGACCCCGTCCACCCACCAGTTCTCAGGGCCGTCTTTCTCCTCGGCCTTGCCCCCGCCGAGGTGGGGAAGTTTTTCGAAGCCAACCGCGCTCTCCCAGCCTCGCTCTGACGGAGCGCTGGAGGCTACGGGCAGGGCGGTCGGCCCTGCCCGACCGGTTGTTACTCGTCCTCCTCTGCCTCCCCTGCCTCCTCCGCACCGCCCGCGACGACGGTCACAATGGCCCGCATTGCGTCGCCCACCGCGTAGGGGAGGGACGCCTCGGCGACGACCACGCTCAAGTGGTCACCATCCTTGACGTGGCCCCACGAGGCCGGCAACTGCGCCCGCGTGGCCTCCAGGAACGCCTTCGGCCCCTGAATGCGGACCCGGCATGTCCCATCGCCAAGGTTCCGGAAGCACACCAGCACCTCGTCGGTGACCTCCGCGGCCACCAAGTAGACGCTGCCTGTCTGCGGGGACTTGAAAGTGGACAGCACAACGCCCATCAGCTCACCTCCTTTCGCCTACCAGATTGGCCTCACGCGAGAGGCTCAAACTGATCGCACGAATGCGTCGCCTCGCACTGGCCGCCGTCCAGCCAGCAGAGCCCCTGTTTCGCGTCATAATAGAGGCACAGCCCGCACCTTCTCTCCTCCCCCTCCTCCGCCCTTTTCTCCTCCTTCGTCCTTTCCGTCCCTCCCGCATCCCTCCGAACGTCCTTGAAGTGTTTGCAGGCCGTGGCATTCCACGCCTCCCTGCGGTTGGCCCACAAGCACATATCCGTGCCGATATCGAAGTGGGCGCACCAGTAACAGATGCGCCTTGAGGAGTAATCGTAACCCGAACCGCCCGCATATACATCCCAGTCGTCCCAGCTCGTCCAGGACGCGACCGCGTCCCCGCCGCACGCCGCAACCGAGTGCGCCTCCGCGGGCGCGTGCTCCTTCAGCTCAGGGCGGCCCAAGTACTCTGCGACGGCATTTACCTGCTCGACGGTCTCCACTGCCTTCCTGCAGTAATTCTCCCGCAGGAAGGCAATAGGATCCAGGTCCGGCCGTAGGCGCCCAATGACCGCGGCGCCGACGTAGCCCGTGCGGCCGTGGCCGCCAACACAAAACACGGCCACGCGCTTACCCGCGCCCAGGCGGGCAAGCACGTCGTCCACGCACCGGGCCAGTACATCTTTGGGAAGAACGCTGAAGTCGGTCACCGGGTAGTACAATATCCCCCCGCGCCAGCCCGTCCCCCACACACTTCCACCCAGGCTGGCAAGGGGCACCAGCACGTCCACCGGCCCGTCCGGCCCGAGGGCGGCCTCCACCTGAGAGGCCTTGCCGAGCCAAAGGCCCGGCAGGACCTCCTTGAAGGTGTGACAGGGCTCGTCCCGCCGCACCGCGGCGCCCCCGCCGGCGGGGGCGCCGGCGCCCTCGCTGACCTCATTCGGACCCGGACCTGTGGCGGGCCACTGGCCGGTACACGAAGCAGGCCGAGTACTCTTTTCCTGCTTTCCCTGGCGACTGCTTTTCTTCCACCACGTTTTCCTCATTCTCCTCTTCCTCCTTCCCTTCACAGAAGCTGCCGAAGTCGCCCCCGTCCTCGTCCTCGCACTCATAGTCGTGCCACACAATCTCCGGCACGTCGTCGTCGCCCCAGTCAACCGGGACGTACATCATTACGGCGTCCCGACGGGAGAACTCGGCGGCATGCTGCTTGTACAGCTTCAGTACCGCGTAAGGCCGCAAGAGCTTATGGCGCGCGGCCAGCCGCAACGCCTCTGCGAGGACGCGCGCCAGCAGCCTACCGGCCTTGTAGGTCACCTGGGACGCCCACCGCCTTAAGACGCGCGAAACGATCTTCTCCGGCGGCGCCGTCGCCCGCAGGTTGAGGAAGTCAATTATATCACTGGGGACGTAATCTCCGAAGTGCCCGGTAGGCTTGTTAAACATCAGCCCACCGTTGTGGGTCAGGTTCACGACGTGATCGACCCACGTGGCGACGGACAATTCGCCCTCGCGCACCTCGCGCCAATACGCGAGGCCAGCCCTGGCGATCCTCGCCCACGAGTGGCCGCCGTAGCCAATGTGCCACGGCCTGACGCCGAAGTCCACGTCGCGGGCGAACAGCGCGTGGCACCCTTCGAGAAGGGCCACCGGGTCGTAGCGGGTCGCGTGGAAGTAAACCCGCTCCCGCGAGTAGCTGCTGGAGTCCATGTACGGCGCCGGAATGTAGCCCGGCCCGCTACTGCGCCCGTGCCTGGCCTCGCCCGCGCAGATCAGCGTGATGTAATCCGCGAAGGCCCTTGCGAGCCTGCGCTCCCATGGGCGCAGCACCCGCCGGACACGCCCGGCCAGGCGCTCGTCTTCCAGGTCCTCGGCCAGAAACGCCGAGGCGTGGAGGGCGTAAAAGCCCTCCACGGCATACCGGAGGTCGATCGGGCCGGAATGGCACCCGGCCCGCTCCTTGAAAGTCGCCCGGTACAACAACTCAATCACCACCTACCAAGACCAGCGCGCCTTCGCGACCGGTGGCCTCCAAGCGCACGCGCCGACCCGCCAACCGATAAGTTACCTCGCCCTCCGCGAACCTGGCGCCCACGATGCAGGGCACGCCCAGCTCGCGGGCCACGAGGGCGGTGTGGCACAACACGCCCCCTACCGTGGTCACGAACCCGCGCGCCCGCCGCATAGCGGGCAACCACTCGGGCGTAGTGGGGCCAACCAGGACGAATATGATGTCCTCGCGGACGCACACGGCCCGCTCCGCCTCCTGATAGCTCCTGACTAAACTTACCACCCCCTCCGCCACGCCCCTGGAGGCCGTGCGGCCGGTGGCCACCACGCGGCCTCCAACCATCACCGGTTCAGCCATACGTCCACCTCCAGTGCTCTTTCATGCTCAGGGCCTGCGCCCCGTTGTGCCCGTACCCGCGCCGGTCGGGCTTCCGCTGCGGGTGGCGCGGGTACGGGTACTGCGCGGCGCAGGCTACCGCTCCAGGGCCGCCTCTCCGACCGCGGTGAGGACATCCAAGAGCTCCTCTACCGCGTCCTCAACGCCCTTGCCCGGAACCGGGCTCTGAGCGCCACGGTAAGCACAGGCCGCATAAACGCGGCCTGCGAGCTCACCGGCGGCATAGGCGCTGGCCGGCCCGCCGACAGACGCCAGCGCGGTGGCCTTGCGCCACCACGCGCGAAGCCTGGAGTCATCCGGGCGGCCCTCCCCTTCGAGGAGGAGCCTCTGGCCCTCCAGGTATCCGCGCCCGAACATGCTCCAGAGGTCGCGGTTCGGACCCTCGGGGCCATAGCCCACATCGGAGAGGACGGCCCGCAGGAGGCTCGCATACCCGGCAGCGACCCTCACGCCGTATGCCAGCT